CCGGCACTTGGTGACGGCAGCGTTGAAGCGGTGGTGTGATGACTGGGGTCAGTGGCACGCCACGCTGTTCACGACCTCGGCCATCTACAAGTTCACCTCGGCAGCTTCGGTGGTCGGAGGATCAGCGATGCCGCCGACGACCTGGCTCGTCAAGGAGGACACCGCAGAGCCGTGGCCGTTACCCAACCCGTTCGGGGTGGTGCCGGTGGTGGAGTTCCCGAACAACCCGCGCATGCTGACCGGCGGACGCTCAGAGTTGGCCGGTGGACAGATCGACATGATGGACCGGATCAACGAGACCATCTTCAATCGCATGCTGGCAGCGCAGTTCGCCGCCTTCCGGCAGAAGTGGGTCACGGGCATGGAGATTCCGCGGGACAACGAGGGGAACCCCATCGAGCCGTTCCGTGTCGCCGTGGACCGGCTGTGGATGACCGAGAATCCCGAGGCGAAGTTCGGGGAGTTCGATGAGGCATCGCTGACCAACTACATCGCTGCGGCAGAGGCGGACATTCAGCACTTGGCGGCGATCTCGAGGACGCCCGCGCATTACCTCCTTCCACATGGCCCGATGCCGAGCGGCGAGGCACTCAAGGCGGCGGAGACCGGTCTGGTCGCCAAGGTGAAGCGGCGGCAGAGGTTCTTCGGGGAGGCGTGGGAGCAAACGCTGCGCTACGCGCTGCTGATGCAGGGTGATCCTCGCTGGACCGACATGAGTGGTGAAACCCTGTGGGCCGATCCCGAGTCGCGGTCGGACGCACAGACGGCCGATGCCTTGGTCAAGTTGGCGCAGATCGGAGTCCCAGCGCAGATGCTGTGGGAGTTGTCGGGGTTCTTCTCACCGCAGCAGATCGAACGCATGATCCAGCAACGGGCCGACGAGGCGTTGTTGTTCGGGACGCCGCAACTCCTCCATGCTGCCGGTCCGGCGGGGATGACAGGAGCGGTCCCGGTCCAGCCGCCTCCGATTGCTTCGGTGGGACCGTAGGAAGGAGTCCAAGATGATCCTCGGTCGTCGGCTAGCGCGCTGGTGCGCCATTGCCGCAGCGGTTACGTCCGCCATCTTGTTAGGCATCTACGCCAACGCGCCTATCGACAAGGCGACGGACCTCGGGTGGGGACTGTTCGCCTTGGCGGTAGCAGCGGCAATCTTCTTGGCTGAAGGCGTCGTCCTGGTTGAGTAGAACACCGTCACCCATCGCCCAGCGGTACCAGATGCAGACCACGAGTCTGCGGAACGGATTGACCCGTGCTGCTCGGGCGTCGTTTCGGAACCTCCCGAACTGGGATAACCCCGACCAGTTGGCCGTGCCGATGTCCCGGCTCTCGACACGGGCACAGGTGACCCAGGCGCGCCTTCTGACCTCGATGGCATCGGTCATGGACGGGTCGCCCGTGCGGGTGGATATGGCCTCGGTGACCGGTGACGCGATCCGCGACGGAGACATCGAAGCGGCGTGGAGGGTTCCCATGTATGCGCTCTGGGGCAACCTGTCGAGTGGGATGGATCAGGCCGAGTTGATCCGCCAGGGCGACAACGACGTACAGACACAGGCGATCACGGACCTCTCGTTCAGTCAGCGGGAGACCATGAGCCGGATTACGGGAGACCAGTCCAACGGCATCATCGGGTACTGGCGGGTCCCGGCAGAAGGATCGGCCTGTGACTTCTGCGTGACCATTGCCGACCGCCTCTACTTCATTGAGGACCTGATGCCCGTCCATCCGGGCTGTACCTGCTCGGTCGAACCGGCGTTCCGATCCGACCTCGGTGGTGAGAGCGTGGCAGCCGCTGCAGAGGCGGGAGAGTGATATTCGAGTATCAGGCACACTTTGTGAGTTGACATGCAGCGAACGGAGGATGCAGCATGACGGATGCAGGACCCGAAGCCAGCGGGCAATCTGGCGGAGGTCCGAAGCCAGCGGGCGAAAGTTCTGGCGCAGGCTCCAAGCCGGGGAGCGAAGGTTCCGGCGTCACCTACTCGCAGGAGCAAGTCGATACGTTCATCGCCGAGGCGAAGCGGCGTGAGGCTGCGCGCTTCGGGGACTACGACGAAGTGAAGCGAAGGCTGGCCGAGATCGAGGCAGCCGGGCAGACGGAGTTGGAGCGTGCCCAAGCCGCGGCGAAAGATTCGGATGCCAAGGCAAACGCTGCCGTGGCGCGAGCGAATCACCTCGCGGTGCGTAGTGCGCTCACTTCCGCCGCAGCACGAGCTGGCGTTGTTGATCCCGAACTGGTTGTCGCTCTGCTCGGGGACGGAATCACCGTCGATGACGCCGGGGAGATTGCCGCCGACGTGGATAAGGCTGTGGTGGAGTTGCTCGAAGCCAAGCCATATCTCAAGGCCAACGGCACCACTCCTCCCCGGTTCGGGACCGTTGATCAAGGCGCACATGGACGTGGCAGTTCGGCCCCATCGAAACCATCAACGGAGATGGATGACTTGCTCCGGCGGAACCGATAACGAATAGGGGGTCGGATGGTCACCTTCGACCAGACACTCATTCCCGTATCAGTCCAACGAGAGATCGTGCAGGCCGTCACCAACGAGTCGGTCGTACTTCAACTCGCCAACGTGCAGCCGATGCCCACGGGTGCGGAGACCATCCCGGTCCTGGGGTCCTTCCCCACGGCGGGGTTCCTGTCCGCTCCTGGTGCTTCGAAGCCGTCTACGACCATGAGTTGGACGGCGTTGCAGCTCAAGGCCGAGGAGGTTGCCGCCGTCATTGACGTGCCGACGGCGTACATCGACGACGCCGGGTTCCCGCTGTGGGAGTCGATCCAGCCGCGCATTGTGGAGGCGATGGCACTCGTCATCGATAAGGCGGTGCTGTTCGGGACGGGCGCACCCGCGTCATTCCCGGCTGGCGGTGTGGTCGCTGCTGCGAACTCGACTCCGGTGGCGACGCTCCCGGCGGCTCCGCAGAACGACATCGCCGGACTATTCAACGCCGTCCTGTCCAACGTGGAGGCGCAGGGACTCGTTCCCAACGGTATTGCGGCCGGTATCTCGGTCAAGGGTTCGATGCGTGGTGCACGGACCACGACCGGTGAGCCGTTGTTCGTTCCGTCTGTGGCCGACGTAGCACCTGACCGGGTGTACGGAGAACCGATCTACTGGTCGGTGGGTTCGGCGTTTACGCCTGCCACCGCCGTCGCCATCGCTGGTGACTGGACGAACCTCCGCATCGGCGTCCGTCAGGACGTGACGGTGGACCAGAGTGCCGAGGCGACGATCTACGACGCCACCGGCAAGGTGCTGGTCTCGGCGTTCCAGGATGACAAGATCATCATGCGGGTCCACATGCGGCTCGGCTGCGTCATCGGCAAGCCGATCACCCAGCGCCAGCCTTCGGGCGCCAAGCCGTGGTCGCACTTCCCGACCGGTCTGGCTGCGTTTGAAGCCTCTGCTGAGTACGGCACGCCCGACAAGTCGGCGGGTGAGCTGCTGGACGAGGAGCGCGCCGCGCAGCAGGAAGCCAGCGCGGCCACCGAGAAGGCAGCTCGCGGTGAGAACGGCGGCGCTTCTGCGCCTGCCAAGTCCGCCAACGGCGGCAGCACTTCCGGGAAGTAACCGGGATGGCGGACCTCGCACGTGCAGCGCGAGGGGAGCGCCGGTCTGATACTCAACTGTCAGCCGTGCAGACCGGCGCTCCATCCGTCACGCCGCAGATGGCTCCGGCCAGTTACGACCTCGCCATCTATGCGGGCGACAGCTACCAGTGGCAGTTCAACCTCTAGACGGACTCGACCAAGACCACGCCCATCGACCTGACCGGCGCGACGGTGATGGCACAGATACGTGACCAGCCGACACCGAGCGGGCAGATCATCGTGTCGTTCGGTACGTCGATCACGCTGCCGAACCAGATATTCCTTACCCTGACCTCCGCGCTGTCGGCGCAGGCGGCGAACGGTGTGTGGGACCTGCAGGTGACCAGCAGTACCGGATGGGTGAGCACGTTCGTGGGAGGCAAGGTGACCGTCACGCCGGACGTGACCGAGTGACCATCATCGGCGTCACACCGGGGACGCCGGTTGTGCTCGACGTGGTGACCGGCATCCCTGGTCCGGTCGGGCCGCAAGGTCCGCAGGGTCCGCAGGGACCGGCGGGTGGGTCACCCGCCGCGGCGATGAACGTGCAGACGTTCATGGCGGGTGGCAACTACACCTGGACAAAGCCGCCGAACGTGACGCTCGTGCGTGTCTGGCTCGTCGGACCTGGAGGTGGTGGATCGAGCGGCGCCGTTTCCGCGCTCGGCGTTGCTGCGAGTGGAGGTGGAGGCGGCGGACCCGGTGGCATCACCGATCTCACGTTCCTCGCTGCAGACCTTCCTGCAACGTGTTCGGTGCAGGTTGGCTATGGCGGACCGGGTGGTGCAGCGTCGAACGGCGCGATCAACAACGGCACGAACGGTGGGCCGAACGGGTACACGACATT